GTCAAACGGTCGAGCATCGCAGGCATACGCGAGATTCTGTCGGTGCGCTTTACCGACGAGGCGCTGCGCGTCATGGGGCGTGTGAAGGAGCTGGTTGAGTTGAACACCCCTGCGCACCTTCCCTGTGTCGAGCCGCCTAAGGATTGGGTAGCGTTCGATGATGGCGGGTGGCATACGCAGGAGATGCGCCGGATCATGCCGTTCTGTGTCAACGTCCGCCGCGTCCGAAACACCGATCTGCTGGCCCGCATCAAGAAGTCGAATCTCGCACAGCACGTTCTTCCGGCGATCAATCACCTGCAGCGGGTCCGGTGGGCGATCAACACGGACATGCTGGAAACCGTGATCGAGCTGTCGAAGTCCTCGCTAGACCTGGAGGAGGCGCTGTCTGAGAAGGGACCAGACGCCCCGGATAGACCCGAGTGGCTGGCCCCCGCTGGCGAGAAGCAGGCTATGACGGAGGCGCAGGAGGCAGAGTTCAAGCGCTGGAAGCGCGAGATGGCCCGGTTCTACACAGAGCGCAAGCTGCGGGGCCAGCGGTGGTCCCGGTTCGACATGGCGGTACGCATCGCCAACAAGTTCAAGGACTGCCCGGCAATCCACTTCGTGTACCAAGCCGACTTTCGCGGGCGGCTGTACGCGCAGACTACCGGGATCAGCCCGCAGGGGTCGGACTTACAGAAGTCGCTGCTGCGCTTTGCGGAGGGCAAGCCGCTCTCTGACGAGGCTGCGGTCCGCTGGTTCAAGATCAACGGCGCAAATCGCTTTGGGGTCGATAAGGTGCAGTACGCGGATCGCGTCAAGTGGGTCGATGAGAACGACAGGTTCATCATCGCCTTCGCCGACGACCCTGTGAATAACGACGAGTGGCGCGATGCGGATTCCCCGCTGCAGTTCCTCGCGTGGGCCAAGGAGTACGCAGCGTGGAGACGTAACCCTCGTACCTTCGTATCCCACATACCCGTGGGCTTGGATGGTAGCTGCAACGGCCTGCAGCACTTCAGCGCCATGCTTCGTGATGTCATCGGGGGCAGGGCTACCAACCTAGTTCCCGGCGATAAGCCGAATGACATCTATGCTCAAGTAGCCGGGGTAACGCAGCGGAAACTCACCGACCTGAAACCGGATGACCTGGTTGAGCGGGATCGTGTTCTCAGTGCGCTGTGGCTGAAGCATGGCATCAATCGCAAGCTGGTCAAGCGTAGTGTGATGACGCTCCCGTATGGATCGACCCGATACTCCTGCGCGGAGTTCATCGTCAGTGACTACCTGCGGCATGGGCAGGCGGAGGAGTTCGAGCCTGCTCAGTACACAGCAGCAGCCAACTTTCTCAGTCACCCTGTATGGGAATCTATCGGGGAGGTGGTGGTAGCCGCGGCTACTGCAATGGCATGGCTCCAGAAATGTGCGCGATCCATCATTGGCGATGGGCAGCAACAGATTGAGTGGACTACCCCTAGCGGCTTCCCGATAACCCAGGTCTACAACGAGCGAGAAGAGATACGCATTAACGCCAAGCTGTTCGGTGGGTGTCGCTTATGGGTGCATAAGGAAGTTGATGAACCTCGACTCAACGGGCACAGGAACGGCCTCGCGCCTAACTTCGTGCATTCGCTCGATGCCGCCCACCTGACCTTGACGGTCAACGCCTGCGAAGCGGCGGGCATCACGTCACTGGCGATGATCCATGACGACTACGGAACACACGCCGCCGACACGCAGCGCCTATTCGAGCTGATCCGAGAAACCTTCGTGGAGATGTATGAAAAGAACGATCCGATCATGGATTTTTACCGCAGTTATGACGGGCTTCCTCCGCCTCCCAAACGTGGCGCGCTGGACTTGCGAGAGGTTCTTAAGAGTCCGTACTTCTTTGGCTAACCCGTGTCATGGTGAGTACCAAAACAGCCAGGACGAATCAGTACCCACCATGACGTTACCCAAGGAGAAGCAATTGAACACACAGGTAGTTCACCGACTCAGCCCGGAAGCATACAAGGCGCTGGAAAGAATGCTGGGCGGCGCGGCCAATCCAGCCGTGACCTCGCAGACAACCGCGCTGCAGGCGGGTGAGCAGGTCGGCATTCAACGGGTGCTGAAGGCCCTGCGGGACGGCTTCGTTGCTTGAAGCAAAGGACTGGGACTGCTTCCATTTAGGAGCAGTCCACGCGGCCTGCGTTCGGCACTTGGAGGAGCAGGCTGCAGCAGGGCACCCGTGGTCAAAGCACGCAAGCGTCTCTGCCCTGTTTCAGTCAATAAAGGGGGGGAAGGTTGGGGCGGTTATCACGGGCGGATACCTGCTTGTGTACGACTATGGCCCAACTCTGTACTCCTACCAGCCCATCCTCATCGAGCACTTGGTCATCAAGCTCCGCCCGCAGGGCGCTGGCGACTTCAATGCGGTGACACAGGCGCTGGATGAGCTGGCGCGCCGTCACGGATGCGTCGGCATTTTTACGGGGAACGCCGTAGGGAGAGCGGGACTCACGCGCCTGTACGAGCGCAGTGGGTTCCATCAAGTGACCGTAGGACTTTATAAGGAGATGTAATGAGTGGTTTATTGAAATCCGTGACCAATGTGCTTTCCAAGTTCGACCCGATTGGTATTCTCGGTGGGGACGACCAGCTAAAGGAGGCCAAGCGGGCGGCAGAGGCGCAAGCCCAAGCTACCCGTGACGCGGCAGAGGCGCAAGCCCAAGCTACCCGCGACGCGGCAACCCAGCAGGCGCAGTCACTGCAGCAGCAGGCCGTAGCTTCTGCGCAGGCGCAGCAGGCCACCATCAACCAAGCAGCGGTCGCGGCCCAGCAAGCTGCGCAGCTTGCTGCAGAGCCGCAGGAGGGCACGCCGGATGTGCAGCTTGGCAATGCGGCAGACTCCAGTGACCCCCGCCGCAAATACCAGGGTAGCAGCGCCAGTCCTGTAGGCGGCACCAGCGGTGGTATCGGCATCCGTCTGTAACGGATGGTAGGAACAGTCAAGGATGCGTGGTCCGCCGCGGAACAGCGCCGTTCCTCTCTTATCCAGAGGGCGGAGAAGTACGCAGGGTTCACCATCCCGATCATCTGCCCGCCTGACGGGTACGATCAGAATAGCCTAGAGCTGCAGACGGACTACCAGTCCGTCGGGGCGCTCGCCGTCAACAGCCTGTCCAATAAGCTGATCCTTGCGCTGTTCGCGCCGTCGCGTCCGTTCATGCGGTACGACATCCCTGCTGATCTGCAGGCAGAGCTGGACGCAAAGATGGAGGGGCAAGCTGGCAATCTTCAAACACAGCTAGCAGTGGCCGAGCGGAACAGTGTAAAGCTGTTGGATCAACTCTCAACGCGGCCTCGGCTGTACGAGGCGGTACGCAATCTGATCGTTACAGGGAACTGCCTCCTGATCTTGGGCAAAGACAAGGCGACCCCTATGCGTGTCCTCGGGCTGAAGAAGTACGCGGTCAAGCGCAGCATGAGCGGCAAGGTCGTGGAAATCATCGTGAAGCAGGAGCTGCAGTTCGACGAGCTGGAAAAGCAGGTGCAGGCACATCTGCGCACGCTCCCAAAGTACAGCAAGATGGACCCGGCCGACCCGCGAACCTGCGAGGCGTGCGCCTGGTACACATGGGTTCAGCTTCAGGAGGATGGTCGCTACAGCGTGTCGTCCTATGTGGACGAGGTGGCCCTGCCTGCGCAGTTCAACGGGGTCTACACCGAAGAAGAGCTGCCGTACCGTGCGCTGACGTGGGAGCTGCCTGACGGGCAGCATTACGGCATCGGCTTGGTGGAGCAGTGCGCAGGGGACTTTGCAGCGATGTCATCGTTGTCCGAGGCCGAGCTGAAGGCAGCAATTCTCGCCTCCGAGTTCCGCTGGTTGTGCAACCCCGGTGGCATGACGCAGCCGGAAGATCTTGAGGCATCCGAGAACGGTGCTGTCATCCCCGGCGTGCCGAACGACATCACCGCTATTTCTGCAGCCGGGGCCGGCGTTGCGCAGGGCCTGCAGATCATCGACACGGTGCTCGTCAAGTACGTCAACCGCATCGGGCGCACGTTCCTGCTCGGATCGAGCGTAATCCGCGACGCCGAGCGCGTCACCGCAGAGGAAATCAGAATGCAGGCGCAGGAGCTGGAAACGTCGCTTGGCGGCGTGTACTCCCGCCTAGCAATCGACTTCCAGCTACCGCTCGCCTACTGGCTGGCGCGGATGCTGGGTGTCTCCCTCAGCGCATCAGGCATCCGCCCCACGATCATCACAGGTCTGGACGCACTGTCCCGCAATGCCGACCTGGACAACCTGAAGCTGTGCCTCATGGACCTCGTGCAATTGCAGCAAGTCATGCAGGGGCAGATGGGCGTGGTTCTGAACGCCACGGCGCTGTCCTCTGCGATCTTTGCAGGGCGCGGCGTGGATGCGTCCCAGTACATCAACTCGCCAGAGGTTCAGCAGCAACTCATGGACCAGCAGCAGCAAGCAGCCATGCAGCAAGCAGCGGCAGGCCCGGTTGCAAAAGCAGCCGTAGATCAATCTCAATAAGGAAAGCACTGAATGACGACGGAAACAGCACAGCCGCTTGCGGCTCAGCCAGCAGCTACGACAACCGGCTCCGCAACCAACACACACCCCGCCCCGGCACCTTCTGCCCACACTCACTCAGGGGCTACCTCGCAGGCCACGATGTTTGCCCAGCCAGCACCGTCTGCACCTGCGGCGACCACGCCCGCACCTGCCTCGGCTGCATCCACTGCAGCATCGGATGGTCCGTTCGGCCCAGCGACGGAGTACGAGATGTCAGGCAATTCCAATCTCGACACCGCACTGAAGTGGGCAGGCAAGATCGGCCTCAACACGGCGACATGCCCGGAAATGCGCGAGGCAGAGAAGGGCAACTTCGGCCCGCTGCGCGCGCTGCTCGCTGAGAAGCAGGTTCCGGGTGCAGAGGCGTACCTCGCCCTCGCAGAAGCCGGCGTCAACGAGATGAAGGCCGCAGCCGCCGAGCGCGATAACGCCGTCAAGGCGATGGTAGTGGACGTGGCCGGCGGCGAGGCGCAATGGGCCGAGGTGTTCAACTGGGCAGCCGAGAACGCGGAGCCTGCCGAGAAGGAGCAGATCAATGCGGCACTGGCCCAGGGCGGCTTTGTCGCCGAAGCGGTAGCAGCCCGCTTGGTGAACAACTACCGCGCGCAGGCCAACGTCAGCGTTGCGCCGCAGGCCAGCGTTCCTGCA